AAACTCGTCTTGGGTTCACACCTGATTTAACTGGAGCTTTTAAATTAGATCCTTCTGTACGTTTAAAGTAAGCACGACCAGCAGCGTTTAAACCTCCGCTAGGATTTTGATACATTTTTTTAACCATTATAATTTCTCTCTAAAAGGGTTGTAATCATCCTCATTTATATTAAAGCATTTACACTGATTTAGTAAAGCACAAAATCCTTTTCTTAACCAAAAAATACATTTGACATTTAGCATAAACTATACTCTCCCCTGACCAGCATATTTTTTATATGTCTTGTGTTTATTAACTCTCTTTGTATGCCTACCTTTTCTTTTCTTTGGTGGCTTTCTTATATGTTTATTCTCAAGATTTTTTCTTGCCATTCTTTTTAATCTTTACCTTTGCTTTGACTCCTTGCTGTGCAAGTAATGTAGGTTTCTTTTTAGAATAAGATTGTGCAAACATTGTAGTTATTTGATCACTCATTTTTTAAATATATCTAGTGTTGGTTTTAATCCATAGATCGCACCGAAGATACCTACGATTAACCATTGATACCATGATGGGAATTTACCAAAGTAATCAAAGAATAAATCTAATTTAGATTTAATATTAACATCATCACTAATGATGGCATAAGATAAAACAATAATTGGAATACATACTACGATTAAAACAAATTCATCTTTCCAAGTTTTGTCTTGCTGATCTGATACATCTCTTTGGTATTCTATTTCACCACGAGCCATACGTTCAAAGTATCGCTTCTCAGCCTCACTCTCTAATAGTTCTGATTGCTTATGATTCTTATAGATCTCAGCACCAGTTTTAAAAACAGTTGGTAATATACTCCACCACATATTAATGACAGCTCTTCATTATGTTTGACAACTCTTCGCATCTGCTTGGTGTTTGTCTATACCACGCTGAGTTTAACATCTCTGCAGCTGCTCTACTATAATTATGTTCTTTTAATGCTTCAAACATTTTCTTAAACTTAGAAACCCCAGTCTTTCCTAATTGAAATACCATCTCAATGATTACTTCTTTAGCCACCAATGCAATGTCATATCCTTTTAATAATTCTTCTGCACCCTGAACAGCTTTGTTAAAATCTTTTTCAAACAATGCTTCAAGTATATCTTTGTCATAGATAACACCTTCAACAAAATCATCTTCTTCTGTAAGCAAATGACCATAGCCAATGGTAGCTTTACCTAATATATCCAGGTAAACTTTGGATAGAAATCCTTCGTGCTTCTTTATTCTACTTTTAAGATCTTCGTACATTTTATTTAACGACTATCTTACCATCTTCATAGACATATACAATTCTAACATTCATATCTTTTTGAATCTTAGATGGGGATCTATTTATTCTATCGTTCTTTTTATGTGCGTATTTAGTATCTGACTTTCTATATGACACAGTCTTAACGTCATAGTTGCAATACTCTTTTGTTTTAATATTAAACGTACAAATATCTATTGGACCAACACCACCTAGTGCTGTGAATACAATTAGGTTTGGATCTTTAGCAAAGTATGCTTGTGCTAATGCTTCGCTTACTAAGCCTTTGTCTGATTTTCGCAATGTAATTTTTTTGTTGTTTTAGTTTTTGAATTGAAAGAAACCTATGATTGAACCTGCTATGCTGCCAATGATTACTAGAAATGCTATGACACCTTTACCCATGCTCATATCAGTTCTAAGATCTTTGACTTCCACTGTAAGATCATCTAATCGTTTTATGATCATATCCATACGTTCTGATGAATACTTCTCATAAGATGATAATCTTATAGCAGTAGCAGATATTGTCTTGTGTTTCTTTCTCATCAAGCCACTACCTATAGTGGTTGTGGATAAAAAGTCAATTAAAGATTGTAATTATGTGGATTGTTCTGGTGTTTCTAAGCAATCAAAATGAAAGGATGGTTTGACTTTCTCAAACTGATCTAATGGAAATAGTTTATTTTGCTCTGCTATAAATTCATAACCAGCTATAGTGCATTCTCTAAAGGTATCAAACTTCTTACCTGTACTCATTACCTCTAAACAATTACCATTTACCATTGAGCAAACAGTAAAGATTAATAAAAATTTCATTGATGGAAGTTATCTTAATATGTGGATAAGTAAATAAATATGTGTGGCATTTCTGCCACACACACTGTAAAGACTACTCTTCGTCTTCTTCGTCTTCATCTAGATCAAAGTCTTCGTCTTCATCTAGATCATCCTCGTATGATACGTGAGCATCATCTGGATTAATTTTCAACTCAAGATCATCTAAGAGATCTTTAATCTCATAAATAATATCTTCAGCAGATTTTTTCTTTTTTGCCATAGCTAACTCCTATAGTTGGTTAGGCAGTGGCGAGATAGAGTTAATTGAATAATAAGTAAATAAAATTATTTTTTATAACTCTTTGAATTATAAATATAATTTATTTATTTTTTATATATATTTTGGATAGTTTCTAAATAATTATTCCAAAATGATTTAACATCATTTGCATAATCATTAATGAACTTGCTCCAGTATGCTTTGATATCTGAATAGTTGTACATCATATTCTCCATTGGTTAATGAAGCGTATATGGTACTGACTATTTAATATTCAAGTGCGTTTTAACTGATTCAATAATATCATTAACTACATGCTCAAACTTCCAGCCAATGTAGATACCTATGATTAATGATATAAGCATTAATATTGTTGTCATATTATTAACTTGTTAGATTTAGAACAGTTATCAGATGGAGTTAAATATTGCAAGTTCCATTCTACGTGCAAACCACACACATTCTTTCCTTGTAATGGTATAATGTGATCTACATGATAACCTTTGGGACAGTTCTTATATATCTCTTTTATCTTTTCAAGATTGGCAAACTTAGGTGTAGCCTTTAATTTAGTTGCACGTCTTTTAGCAGCGTCTGCATTTACTAAACTTCTATTATTTAATTTATATAATTTATTTATTTCTTTTAATTTTTCTTTATGCTTTAAACGAGATAATATTTTTGTTTTTTTTATTTTACTTTTGTTCTTTAAACAATATTCTATTCTATATTTTTTCATTTTTTCTTTATTATTTAATAAATATAATTTTCTTGTTTCTTTAATTTTTTCTTTATTATTAAAATAATATTTTTTATTATATGCTATACGTTCTTCTATATTTTTGTGTGGCATTTATAAATATGATTTACTTTCTATTTAATTGCGTAATAAAACTTCCATGGTATTCTGTTGATCCTAGATGTGTAATGGGAGTTTGTAAATCAGTCCAGATCTCAATGCCACACTCCTCAGCTAATCTACAGAAGTAATAGTCTTCAGATAAGTATCTTGTTACCCCATCCTTTTCTTTATAGCAGCCAACAGGAAAGAAATCATAGGCATTATCTGATCCTTCTATTCCTGTTCTTAGATCTGGTTTGTATTTAAGATGAGGAAACTTTTGCATGATAGTAGTAAATACCTCACGCTTAATCATCATAAACCCTGTGGCACTTTCTTTCACACGAGCGAATCCTTTGTTAAATTGTGTGTTAGGATAAAGATTAACATTGAATTGCAATAGATAATCACGCATTGTTTTCTCATCTATATTATTATTTTCTTTGATACGTTTTAATAGCTGCTCCCAATAGAATCCTTTAACAGGATAAGTGCAGGTAACAACTTCCCTATCAAACTCTATTATTCTTTTTAGATTCTCAATATTAAAACCTATGTCAGCATCAATGAATAATAAATGCGTACCATTAAATTCTTTATTCTCTAGGAACTTAGTAACGAATTTATTTCTGGCACGAGAGATTAAGGATTCAGTGGGTAAGGTTTCTATTCTGATATTGTGTCCAGAATCATTTAACCAACGTAATGTATTTAATATGGAATGGAATGTTAGATTACTTACGTTACCACCGAAACAAGGAATGGCAATAAGGATGTTCATTTAATATAAATAAAGTTTAATTATTTTTTATATTTTTGGTAAATAATTAATATTTAAAACTATTCTTACATTTTCATCTGTGCAAGTTGATCCAGTATGTTTTGTGTTAGAATCAAAAGTAAGAAGTTTATTTTCTTCGCTTGGTATAATTGTTTCATCTATTAATTTTGTGTAACCATTATTTGTGTTTATGTAATATACAGCAGTCATACAATCTTTAAAATCTACATGAAAACCATGTTCAATTATTTTTTCTGCTTTAGGAAGTAAATTTGCTTTTACTCTAATTAATTTATGTGGATTTATAAAATTAATTATTGGTAAAATATTTTGAAAATAATCTGAATTTATTTTATCTTCATTAAAAAATGTATGGCAAAATTGAAGATGATTATCATTTATATCATTAACACAACTTTGATAATACCAGCCAAAATAACTATTAAAAAATAAATTTTTTATTTCGTCAAAAGTATTTTTTGGTAAAATGTTTTTTTGAATATTCATAACCCTTTATGGGTTAGACTATATATTAGATTATATTAAATCCCAAGATAAAGTTTGTTCGTTCCACTTATATTCTTTATTATCTTGTGGATAAGGTATTGGAGATTCCCATCTACAAGTATCTTCGTTTAATACCCAAGAGTTAAAAGGTTTAGGTGCTATAAAAGCATCTCTTGTTTGATCGTATTGATAACCAATACCTGCAAAGTTTTTTCTAATGTTGTTGTTGTATGAAGTTTGTTTCCAAACATCTCTAGTATTGTAAAGTTTATTAATAAAATCTACTCCAGCTTGTTCAGTAGTTGCAATATCATTAGATACTACGATTACTTGTTCAACTATATTTCCTACTCCTAATTTTGCAAAGTGTGCCATAAATTATCCTGTTATACTTCCTGATGCGTTAAATACTATAATAGTATCTGAACCAGATGTAGAAACTGTTGGAGAACCAGTTGTTGTTCCTGAATATTTAGCAGTTGCCATACGAAGTATTACAACTCCTGAACCACCAGCACCTC